AACGAAACTTATAGAAGGTGTTGACATTGAGACCGTAAAAGAATTAGTTGACGAAGAAACCTGGCTCACAGGCGAGGATGCAGCGAAGTACTTCGATATTGAAGTGGTGGATACAAACGAAGCAGTAGCATATTGTGATGTAGAGGGATATGAAAATGCGCCTGAAGTAATTTCTAAAAATGAAGTAGATCAACTTGAAGCAGAGAAGGCGAGACTAAAATTGGCATGTGAAATAGCACATTCAAAATAAAAAACATAAGGAGATTAAATAATGAATCTAAAAGAATTGGCGGCAAAGAAAACTAAAGTCCTTGCGAAATGTGAAAGGTTGCAAGATGACCCAAATGCAAAAGCTCCGGAAATTAAAGAAGCGACTGAAGAACTAAACAAAGTAATTGTAGACATTGAACTTGCTGAAGCTCTTGAAACTGAAACGACAAAAAAGGCAGCTAAGAAAATCAGTAATGGCGAAATGGAAAACTACGAAAACACTGATACAGAAGAGGGACGTGAAAGCGAAGCTTATGCAAAAGTATTTGTTGCAGCTTTGCGCAGACAGACACTATCAATTGACGATCGTATGATTCTGCAGGAAGTCAATAATGCTTTGTCTAGTGGTACTGATGAGGATGGTGGATACCTAATTCCTACTGATCAACAAACTGCAATCACGGAACTGAAAAGAGAAATGCAAAGTCTTGAAGACGAAGTAACTGTTGAGTCTGTTTCAACTAACAAGGGTTCAAGGGTTATTGAGGAAGACGCAGAGCATACTCCGTTCGAAGTTGTTACTGAAGGTGACGATGCACCGGATGCGGGCTCTCCTCAATTCAGATTAGTCAACTTTGTGATTGAAGATAGAATTGGAATTCTGCCTATACCTAATAGTCTGCTGAAAGACAATACCGCAGCACTGTTGAAGTATATTAACAGATGGCTGGCAAAGAAATCTGTGGCAACTCGCAATAGTCTTATCCTTACAGTACTTGCGGCATTAACTCCAACTGCTATTGCTAATAACGATGATGTCAAAGATGTATTGAATGTACAGCTTGATCCTGCAATTTCAATTATGTCTAAGGTATACACAAATCAAGATGGCTTTAACGCTCTTGATAAGATGAAGGATTCAAACGGCAATTATTTGCTGCAGCCTCATCCTACTGATGAAACAAGAAGATTACTTAAGGGTAGAGTTGTAAAAGTGTATTCAAACAAAATCATGAAGACAACTGGTACAACAACAAAGCTTGCTCCTATCTTCTTTGGTTCACTGAAGGAAGCTGTAACTCTATTCGACCGTGAAGCAATCAGTCTTCTAAGCACTAATGTTGGTGGCGATTCATTCAAGAAAAACAGAACAGACATCCGTGCTACATCACGGGAAGACGTTGAAATGATGGACTCAGCTGCAGTCGTGTTTGGACAAATTGACGTAACACCAGCATAGGAGGCTGAAGTATGAAAATCAAATGTTTAATTAATTGTACGGGTGTTGGTTATAAAGACCTTGAAAAAGGTGAAGTAAGAAATGTTGGGCAGGCTGTCGCGGATAAACTAACCGCATTTGGTTATGCAAAAGCAGCTGGCAAATCTGACGACAAAAAGACTACAAACGAACCTGCCAACAAGAAAGCGCCGCAGGAAGACAGCAAAACTCCGGAAGATAACAAAACTACGGAAGATGATAAAACCCCGGAAGATAACAAAACTCCGGAAGATGACAAAACCCCGGAAGATGACAAAACTCCGGAAGGCGATGTGACACCAGCGAAGGGTGGAATTTTCAGGGGGCGTAAATGATAATCGATGTAGCAGCTGCCAAAAATTATATACGAGTAGATGGAAACGACGATAATGATCTGATTGAGTTACAGATTGGAGCAGCTGAAGAGTTCATCAAAAATGGTACTGGGAAAAGCTTAGATTGGCTTAGCACTAATAAAATTGCCAAACTATTTTGCTTGATGCTGGTGCAGAACATGTACGACAAACGTACATACACAGTTTCTATAAATGAAAATATTAGTAAAGCAGCTGCAGGATTTATCCTACAGCTGAAATATTGCTATGAGGAAACTGAAGAGCCTACAGAGTAAGAAGCTGATACATAATACTTAAACAATAATGCCAGGGGGAAATGATGTCAAAATATATATACATATATCTAGGCAATGATATGGGCGGTGAAGGCAAAGAGAAAAGGTATGCTGAGGAACACAGTATTACTCGTGCTGAATTCTATCAAGCCAAGCAAGCTTCGCTTAAACCTTCGCTGATGGTGGAAGTGAGAAACGAAAGCTACAGCAATGAAAAGTACCTCTGGTATAAAAAACAAGATGGCGATAGATACAGAATAATTCGGACGCATAAAACGCCTGATGAAAAAACGGAACTCTACTGTGAAAGGATATAGTAAACATGACACTGCAAGATATTGAAAATTTGTTTAAGGATATTGAAGTACCTGTATACTATTCTGCTAACACAAGTGAGCCGTCAGAGGACAAATACATTGTGTGGGCGGAGGATGGTGATAGTAGTTCCTCGAATGCAGATAACAAAAAAAGAACAAAAGTAACATCTGGCACAATTGACCTTTTTACTCGCACAAAGTTTGACCCCAAAAAAAAGGAGATAGAAGCAATGCTTAATAACTCGAGTATGGCTTGGAGTTACAATTCGCATCAGTACGAAGAGGATATGTTGTACCATCACCATGAGTGGGTATTTGAGGTGATTCTAAGTGGGTAGTTTTAATGTTAAAATGCCAGACGACTACCTAAAAAAACTTAGGGAAGTGTCGGACCATACTGTTGAAATTTGCAAGAAGGCGGTCACTGCAGGAGCTTCTCCTGTAGCGGACAAAATTCGTGCAAATGCTGAGAAGGTTATGTCAGGAGAAGAGTCTGGCGAGATGATGGCCAACTTCGGTATTACACCTGCAGATGTTGATGATAGAGGTGTTATCAACGTTAAGGTTGGCTTTGGCAATTATGATACTAAAGGTGTTGCAAACCCATTGAAAGCCAATGTGCTTGAAAGTGGCAGAGTATCATCTGGCGGAGATGGACGCAAGCATAAAAAAAGAAATGGCAAGGAATGGGCTAGAGCAGTGGAAAGCGGCAGCGTGATGCAGCCTAAAAGACCATTCATACGTCCTGCAGTAAGGAAATCCAAAAAAGCTTCCATTGAAGCTATGGAGAAAACGATAAACGAAGAGATTCAAAAAATAATGAAATAAGGAGGCTATAATATGAACGATATTCAAGATATTCATGGCGAATTTGTTGGTTGTGATCAGTTGCATATTGCAAAGGTTATAGAAGACAGCGCAGGGAACTTCACTGTAGAAGCACCGCGCTATTTTGCACCATTAGCCGATGCAGCTAGTCAATCCAAGGAAACTAAAAAGTCATCGAGTTATGATAATAAAATTCATAGGACATATGTGGTTGAAGGACCTAGTGAAGTCAACCTGAATGTATCCAACATACCTGCAGATATATGGGCTGAAACAAACGGAAAAGGCTTCAATGAAAACGATGGAAGAGTGTACGATTCTGGCGAACCTAAAAAGGAATACTACGCCTTAGGTCTTCGATATAACATTGGAGACAATCACTTTAGATACCAGTGGTTCTTGAAGGGGATATTCAGTGCCGGTAAAGAGGAGGCAAAGAGTAAAGGTGAAAGCGTTGATATAAAAACGTATCAATGTGTCTATACTGCTATTCCAACCTCTCATGCATTTGAGTATCAGGCAAACGGAGTAACAAAGAACACGCCGTTGAAGCGGATATTTGGAGATACAACTAAAGCTGCTTTTGATCCAGCTGGTTGGTTTGACCAAGTGCAAACTCCGGACACATCTGGTGCGCCTGATGCTATTGAGCTGTCAAGTATCGTACCGGCAGACGGAGCAGCTAATGTTGCAGTTGATTCTAGCATCGTTGCAACTTTCAGCAATCCAATTAAGAGTGACAATATCAACCTTGTTGATACGGACAGTGGTTCTATTGTTGCAGTAACTAAGAGCTGGAATGATACAAGAACGGTGCTAACCATGACTCCGATATCTGACCTATCAAATGACACATCTTATAATGTGGCATTGTTTGGTATAGTGGACGACTACAGTCAGGAATTGGCACCGTCGATACAGGATTTCACAACTGTAGCGGCTTAATAAAAACATATCATAATATAGGGCGGTGCATCCGCCCTTTTTTAAAGAAAGGAATATTATGGCAGGCATATTAACAATAGGAATCGGTAAAGGTGCAGCTGAAGAAAAGCATTCAATAGGATGGATTTCGATGTACCACACAAAAGCTGTTTCAAAGCTAAACAAAGAGATCCTTCGTTTTGCAAAAGAAGCAGGGGAGATTGGAACTAAAAGCAAAAAACTAAGCGCACGAGTTGAGGAAATAAATACTGAATTTAAAAGGTTAAAGGACAGCAAAGAAGGTATTGAAGACACTTCTGTACTAACAAGGTTAGTGGAGGAAAAGAAACTTATCACTGAGCAACAACTTGAAATGTCTGAAGAAATCACAGAGAAA